GCTTTTTCGTCTTAGTTTCTTTCTTTTTCGCTTCCGAAATCGCCGACTGCCATTCTTTGCGGGCTTCAGTCAAAGCTTCCTTGGATTTTTTAAGTTCATCGGCATACTGAGCATTATGATTTTTCAGGTCATCGGCCATTTGTTGACCGATGGCATCCTGCTCTATTTTCCGTCTTTGTTCGATCTGAGATTTTTGCTTTTGCGTATCTTTGTCAATCTGGTTATAGGCGGCGTCTTCACCTGAATTTTTCTTTGCGGCTTCGGCATCAATTTTTGTTTTTTCATCTTCAATGTCGATTGAATCGTCAAACATGCCTTTGATGTCAAGCCACTTTTTAGCCAGCCAGGCAAAAGTGTTATTCCAGGCTTTCATGATTGCCCCGGTAAAACCGATCCAGAACTTTTTCAGAAAGCCAACCACGCTTACCCAGGCAGATTTCAAGCTTGCCCAGGAATCGGTGATTATACTCAACGCTCCGTAAAATGTCTCCAATGTCGCGCTCATAAACGCCTGCTTAAATCCGATCCAGTAACCCAGAAGCACACTTATCCCTTTCTGCCAGGCAACCTGCAGGCTCAGCCACAAAATCCTTGCCGCCAGCGCATAATCTCCAGAAGCCAGCGCCGCTTTGATGCCGTCAAATGCCGTGCAGGCGAACTGCTTTAATTTGGCGAATTTTGCTCCAAACCAGTCGATAATATCACCGATTACACCGCTTTGAATTAGGAACGCAGCCCCAACTGCCGCAACCGTCGCGGCAACCAGCCACCAGACGGAAATACTGGCGGTCAAAATCGAAATCAATCCGCCAATAATCCCGGCAAGAAAACTGATAGTCCCAGTTACTGCAGAAACGATTGTCAGCAGTCCCCCAATAGCAAATGACAACGTTCCGGCAATTGCTCCCAATGTCAGCAGCCCACCTCCAATCAAAGCCACGATTCCCACCACTTTTGCCGCCGTTACCACCAGTTTTTTATTTTGTTTAATGAATGTGGTAACCGCGCTTATTACCCACATAAACACACCAGCGGCTTTGCGCAAGTCGTCCGCCAGGGCTTCGCCGATTACGGACAAAGCCAGCAATCCAGCCTGCTTGAGTCTGTTAAAAGCCATACTCAAAGTCTTTGACATTTTAGCAAAGGCGGTTTCAGTCGCCCCAGCACGATTTTTCATGGTTTCAACATCGTCAGAGAAGCCTTCCATATTCCGCAATGCCGGAAGTACGCCACGCAGTGCCCGGATATTCGGAAATAATTTGCTGACCGCATCCGGCGGCAGCTTGGATATTTTCTTGAAAATCCCTTCCAGACCTTCGGACTTGATCGCCGCGGAGCTCATTTCAAAGCCCAGTTTTTTTGCATATTTTGAGGCCTCGTCTGTAGGCTTCAGGAATGTTGAAATAATCGCATTCAGTGCAGTAACCGCATTTTCAGTTTTAACCCCGTTTCTGGTCATCGTCGCAATTGCCGCACCTAATTCCTCCAAATCCACACCAGCACTGGCGGCAGTAGTTGCGACCATACCGATACTCGGAGCCAATTCAGAAAATTGCGTTTTTCCGCGTTTAACTGTCCGAAATAAGAGATCGGATACGCTTTCTGCATGATCCGCACTCAAACCATAAGCATTCAAAATAGTAGTGATTGCATCCGCCGCCACTCCGGTATCGGTAAGCCCGGCTCTCGCAGCTTTCGCTGAAACCGCCAGCACCTCCAGCGCCTTAGTGGGATCAATTGAAGCAGATAAAATATCATACAGGCCTTTTGCCAGCGTATCAGTACCTTCGCCGAACTCGACGGATATTTTACGGATGCCTTTTTTGAATGACTCCATATATTTTGCCGGTTCGTCAAGCATAGTCGAAACATTCGCCATCTGCTGTTCAAAGTCAGCAAAAGTCTTAGCTCCGCCGACAAACGGCATCGCCAGAATCGCGCTGATTCCCAGCAGTTTTTTACCGGCGGCAGTCACGCTGCGGCTGAAATTCTTCAGCTTCGCCTGCGCGGCTTTAAGTCCGCGAATGAGAGCGCTGTTTTCCACAGTCAGCTCGACATACGCGGCACCGGCTCGAATGTTTGCACTTGAAGGCATGAGTTATTCCTTTACCCACAAACTTTTCATGAAGTCAAAAGCCATGCGGGTATCTTTCTTGGCTTTATGGGTTATATATGGATTAAATATTTCAGGCGAAATTGCACGCTGCCGTTTGGGATCGCGGTTGATATTGAACAGCATTGCCAGGACTGAAGATGTGTGATTCCAATTGTCTTTTCCTCTGGCATCTGCCATGATCAGAAGCTCACGGAGTGTGAACGGTGCAGGATTTATTCCGAGGATTCCGGCGAGCTGGTAGATGAAGTGATATATTCCTTCACCTGTTTCTCCAGTTCCTTTTCCAGCTTGGGATTGTCCAGTTCCAGCTTCAGGGCTTTCTCCATCTGGATTTTTACTTTTTCTCCGGCGTTCATGAGTTTGCGAAGCACCAGCCGCTTCGCTTCCGGGAAAAAATCAACCAGTTCCTCCAGCAAAGCCGTGGTAGCATATTCGATAGCATCGCCGCCCATTGCCGCTCCAAAATCCTCATCGGAAATTTTCTGAGCATCAGCTTCAGGCTTACAGATGCAATAAATTACGTCGCACAACAGCACCGGATCACTGGCAAGTTGCTCCAGCAAATCAACGTTAGGTTTGTTGTTAGAATCCAGTTTTACCACATCAAGCAAATTGATATCCAGCAGAGACCGCACCCGTTTGACCGTGGCAACATTCACCACGATCGTCCAGTTGCGGCCTTGATTGTCCTTAAAACACTTCATTATTCACCACCTCCAGTCGCGCCTTCCCATACCGGTTCGCGGGTAGATTTTGCTGACGGCTTCACGTTCACCGCATAATTAATGACTTCCTCTAATCCTTCAGTGCGGTTGAACGAAATCACCTCAAAATCAGCCTCCAGTCCAACCCCGCCAGTTTCAGCATCGGCAATGAATAAGGCAATCGCCGTATCGTTGAAAAAGGCGTTTTGAATCGCCTGAAATCCAGCATCGCTGGTATCTCCGGCAAGCGTAAATTCCACAGATGCGTCTTTGAGTCCGGACAAAACTTTTTTCCAGTTTGACGACCGCACTGCGACTTCCGCACTGCCTTTTTCGATATTTAATGATACCGAATCTGCCACATGTTTGAGTTCCGTCGAAGCTTTAGTGCCTGCGACTCCATAAAAAACCTTTGCTTCAAATCCTATTTTGTACATAAAAACCTCCACTTGTTATTTAATTGTGCCAGCCCAAAACTTAGGCAAACGCCGTTTGTTTACCTTCAAAGCTGGGCCCATATACTCGCGTTTTGGGTACTTTCTGCCATAGTATTTGCCACCAAATTCATGGGCGCTACCGGAACGTCCAGCGATTGAATAAGCCGGACCGATAACTGCCTTCATTTTTGCTTTATCAACATTGTAAAGCAATGCCCGTTTTAACAATCCGCGCCGAGTATGTGGTGGAGTCCCGGCGGCGGATTCTTTCGGGCTGCGCCTGATGCTGCGCCTCGCGGTCAGGCGAATCGCGGCGGCCGCATGGTTCAGGCTTTTGAATGTTCCGGCATCAGCTTTTTTCCTGACTTTCCGGGCGTCAAAACGTGAACGGCATTTCATCCCGAACATCTCAAGTAACTCTGAATTTGAGCGTGATCACGCTGGTGAACTGCCGGTATTGCCGCAAATGTTCAGGATCGTAAACCGGATCGTTTTCAATCTCGACGCACACTACTTTCGGGTATTCTGCCAAGCGTTTACGGTCGAAAATTCCGGCAATTTCCTCAACCAGTTGCAGTAAGGCGGCAAGATGCTCAGAATCAGCAGTTTTCTTTTGCACCCCGATATCAATCTGCACTTCTTTGCCGGATTCCTGTCTGACTGCGCCTGAAAATCTCAGCGATTTTGGTACCACCGTAACTTTCAGACTTTTTAAATCCTTAAGTTCAAATTCCGGTTTAAGATTGACCTTTGCTGTAAATTCCAATGACAGCTCCGCATTATTCAGTTCTGCGGCTACCGCAGCGGCTATGTCTATCAATAACGCCATGGTTCACCTCAAAATGCTGGTGATTATTGAACCGATAGCCGCCAGCAATGCCAGAATCGCCGCGCCCGCCGCAGACAACATGGTCTTGCGCATTTCCTCGGCGGGATGGCATGGCGGACTGTGATGAATATTCTGGTCGGAAAAGTGCACGCTGAGCATGCCCTTCATCTCAGCCAATTCACGTCTGGCTTCGTTGACTGCAGACCAGACATCGCGCAAATCCGGGTTATCATTTCCATTAGGCATCGTTTCCTCCTATAAGTTTGGTATGTATCCGCAGGCTCTGTCGGGAACTGTCAGAGTATCTCCATTCGGGTTCATTGTTTGGGGCCATAACCTCATAGATGAAGCCGTTTTCGATTATCTCATCGCCAGGTTCTGGAAAAATGTGTGTTTCATTGAGTACAAGATCGCCAGTGCCTATGAGATAGTCCCGGCTTTCGATGTGCTGGTAGCGTCCGTAATCATCAGTAACTTTGAATACGGTCTTGCCAATAGTCGCCTGGACTTCAGCAGAATCACTGCCGCGCCGGTAAATTACCGGCACGGACAAGTGATTTTTTCGTTGAGATTCCAACCAGTTCAAGCCTTTCTGCAACATGCTCATTATTCAGTTGCGATCAGGCCAAGCGTACGCAGCGCTGCTAAGATGGAGTCGATTTTGTCATTATTCGCTTCAACATCATCCTTGAGAATGTTGTATTCAGTGCCGATGGTGGCAAAATTATTGTTGATTGTGCCTGACTGATCAGTTGAAGTATCCGCGACCGCCGCCAACTGATGAGTGCCGCTGGCCGTGCCGCCGGACTGGTCGTCAATGTCGTCGGCATTGCTTTCAGGATCAGTTATTGCTCCGGTCGCGCTGATCGGCACATCGCGGGAAACATTAATAATTACCCTCGCATGGGCATCATTGTCGCTGGACGCTATGATGGTTTTGCCGAGGTATTTATTGTCTCCGCCGGTAGTGGTTATCTGTTTATTTTCAACGTCCCAGAACACAATCGTGCCAACGGCAATCGCAGTACCTTCGCCCGTGGCTTTAGGAATATCAAATACTCCAACCAGCGCCAGCGAGCCAAGTGTCCCAACTTTAATATCGAGCTTGGCTATTCCAACCAAATCACCAATAATTACCACATCTCCCGCTGCTACGTCAGCTTCGGGAATAAAATCAATTTCATGACCTCGCTGTACATATTTTGCTAACATTTGAGCCTCCATAAGAGTTAAAAATTAAGAATTTTGGGGTCCGGGGCCGTAGCGCAAAGCGCGAAGTACGCCCCGGTTATTCGCCTGTCAGTGCTACTGACCTGCGGAGCAGACCATGCCGCGATGATCCTGTTCGCGAACTCCAAGGTCAAAATAGACTCTGAACCACAGCCCCAGAGTGTTGAAATCAGTGTCACCGCGTTCAACTGTCGGAGTGCGTTTGCCTTTCAGGTAGCCAATCTCGCAAGTATCAATTTGCGACGGGCTTCCGAACAGGTACCAGGCGGTTTCGCTATGTCCGTCGTACTTGACATTTGAGAGATACGGTGAGCTTACCACTTCAAGGTTTTCGTCAGCCAGTACGTTCAATGCCGGACGGATTGAAGGAGTATCGCCGCCTGCCATAATCAATGTTGCCCCCTTGGTCAGTTCAATCGCAGAGTGCTTCAAGCCTGTAGACACCAGCAGGAATTTAGGCTCAATGCTGATCGGTTCGCCATCAGCATCCACTTGATCCAGAAACAGCTTGATTGCCAGGCGCAGCCCCTCAGCTCCAAGTACACAGTCAGCCCCTGTCAACAGATTTTTGTGTGCCGAACTGAATAGCGCACTGCCGTCAGACTGGTTAGGATTAGACAGAAGCCGTCTGAAAAACAACTGGTCAATCAGCCTTGCAGCACGGTTCCCCATCGCCGCCGGAACTTTCATAAATGCTCCAAGGTCATCGTCAATCACCATTTTGCGGGTCAGGCAGAATTTTTTACCGTAAGTATCAAGCTGGTTTGTGGCTTTTTCTTCTGAAAGACCGCCTTCCTTAATTTCACCATCCGCCGCGATTGGTGCGAGGTCGCCGACATCTGTCAATCGAAAACGCTGATTTTCTTTGAAGTCGGACAAGTCTCCTTCACTGCACAACTTTGTCGCGATAATCGGTTGTGCCTTGAATGAATCCAGCAGTTTTTTGTTGGCGACATTGCTTAGAATGCCCGGCAGACTGACCGTTGAAAATGCCGCATGGATAGTTTCATTGCCGAATGAACGCGGAGCTTCTATCCCTTCCATTCGGAGACATTCGACCAGCAGTTGTTTTACCGGCATATCCATGTCATTTGAACCGGAATCGACCGCTTCTTCGCCGTAGGACGCAATCAGATCATCAGCACGAACGCCAACTCGCAAGCACATTGCCGCTTCGATGTTTTTACGCAGACGGTCACCCGTTGGTTTGCGTTTTACCGTAATGTTGACGTCTGCAGACGGACGGTTTTCGC